CCAAGCATCTTCTAATGATGAGGATGAGGATGATGCTCTGAGTTACTTCAGCAAACTTGCTGAGATGTGATGAAGTATAATCAGATCTGTCTTACTCTTCTGGTTGTTGCAGCATATATAAATCTAATCTTTAAGTGATTTCAAAATTCACTTTATAATCCAAAAAGGGGGCAGAAAATTTTCCTGGTGAAAATTGCCCCCTTTACTTTTTTTCTATTGATATAATCTGATATTTTCGCCCTTAATAAGATTATTACTGATGTATTGAGAACTTCCTGATTGATATATCATAGATCCATCCAACTCATCTGCTATTAAACTAGCAAATTCTGGTTTCAGTACAAAAATATTTCTTTTATTTTCTTCTTTTTTAGTTTCATATTGTAAGTTGGTGATGCCTTGAGTTACATTTACTGCAGTTACTTCAGACTGAGATCCATCATCAAAATATGTAATTGAGTAATTGGATGGAACTTCTAATCCTGCTGGTGATATCACCTCTCCTCTACTGTTTCTCACCTCTTTACTTACATAATGATGAATTGAATTGAGATTAGCATCAGTGATGTACTTTGTGTAAAGATATTTTTCAAATGATCTCTGACTCATTGGCCATTCATCTTGAAAATTAATAATATTGTTGCAGAGAAGAATCAACCAATCATAATATTGATCTTCATATATTTTGTATGCAACCTCATCAGGTCTTTCATTGCCAACAATTTGATATTTTGTAAAGTATGATAGATCTCTAATAATATTATTGTCTAATCTTCCTCTTTTGAAAATATTTTTCACTACAATAAACTCAGAGAGAGTTTTATTTTCTCTGAGCCTATTGACATATGTGAAGTTTGGAATATACCTAAAATAAGGTTTTGACATTTTTAATAACCCATATCGTTAGTGTCGTCATCATAATCACTTTGATATATTGGAGCAATTTCAGAAAATGACATTGAGATGCTATATTTTGTCATTGACCCATCATCTCTGTATGTCATATATGAACCATCTGGTGTATAGTTCACATTGAATTCTGTTAAAGCACAAGGTTTGAATTTATTTAGATATGGATGAGTATTTCCATTTGCAACACCACTCTTGATATTACCATTGTAAATGTACTTTAAGAGGAATATTTTTGGCGACCTTAAGAATGCATTTCCTGGTGTTTTTGATGGAGACATGTATTTTTTAAATGTCTTAATTATTTTCTTTATTTGATCAGATTCTTCCTTGAATCTTGGTGTCATATCAAATTGGAAATTGAACGTTCTCATTCTTGGACCATTGAATAACATTTCCATATTTGGGTTGATTACAGTTCCAGTTGCTCTTGTGGCAATGTTGTTATTTCCTACAAGATAACCAGCCATCAAAGCAGCAATAGTATTTTTATTTGCTACACCAATATCTGCAAATGTACCCATTGATTGAATTGCCTGGACAGCAAGATTTTTCATAGATTCAATGGCATTTCCACTACCAGCACTAGTAAAGTAATTAGTAAAGAGTTGTCCTCCCACAAGTTGAGCAATATTCAAACTGTCACTTCCCCAGTCAACACTATTTGAAGTTGATAAATTTGATTGCATGGGAAGAATTATAGTTGTAAAACTATCAGAATATTGTGCATATGCCTTTGTAAGGTCCTTATTTGATGTGATTTGTTCCAATTGTGCTTCTGCTTGTTGTTGTGCATTTGTGATTTGTGAATTTTGTCCAGGCAAAAAGACATTTGGATCCAGAGAAGAAATGTGATTTACTATCTGTATCTTAATATAATCATATCCAATTCCAAGCTCTTCACCAACAACATCCAGGTTTGCTAATGGATACCTAAGAATTGGAGAATTTTTAGGAGGAATTTGATTGGGATCTATTGTTGGGGGGAGTGGCTTTACTGGTTGGCTATCTGCTGCAGTAGTAGCAGGTGCTGGTGCATCTGCAGATCCTCCAGAACTTGTTGATCCCCCTGCGTCTACACTAGCACCAGAAGTAATCGTTTGATCTCCTGCAGTTGCTGCAGTGGTCGCAGCAGGTGCTGGTGCAGTAATTGGTGCTGTGGTCTTTTGTCCTTTTGAATTTGTAGATCCTCCTGTAGATGGATCAGTAACTTTAGGTATTCCTGCTGCTACATATGATTTTCTTTGTATGATAGCTGTTTGTTGACTAGAGTAGTTACTATTGGTATTGAGAATATTTGCTGCATCATTATTAGCTTCTGGAGCTATGGATAAGTAAAATATTTTATTAACATCTTTTTCTGAAAGATTTGTTTTATTTGCGTTGTTATAAAACTCTGTGAGTTTTTGAAGATTATCTACTTTCCACTTACCTTGTTTATCTCTGGATGCTAGTTGAATACTATAACCTGGCACCACATTTCCGAGAGAACCTATGGGAGAATCAAAAAGCTGTGTTACACTTCCATTAGCACCTTCAGTGTAAGTTCTTTGTGTGAACAATATATTTTTTATAGACTTTTTTGTTTTAACTTCCATCAGGTAGCGTTTTGTCCAGTTTAGTTATTTATCCTGAAATGTTGATACGGGATAGATCTCATATCATTCAACTCTAATGGATATACAAGATGCAAACTTCCAGAAACTTCTTCCCAAGTGTAGTTTCTAAAATCACTCCAGTGATAATTGATACCTCTGAATCCCCATCTGAATAATCCAACACAAGCAATCAGTGGATGCTGGTCATATTCAATTCTGGGTGTCTTAGGAGAATAAACAAAGGTATAATATCTACCAACAGTTGGGACTAACTCAGTAGTTTTCAAAGTATCCAACAATTCTATCATCATATCATCAGGATCTCTGAGACCAATGATATCATCTACTACGTTTTCTATTCTGTTTGTATCGCTTATTAGGTAGTCTTCTTGTTCCATATGACTTAATACCTAAGTCCTCTTCTGTTAGAATTTTGAATTCAATCATATTATCTTTACAGAATTCCCTGGCAAATTTCCATTTTGCCTGGTTCACTGCATAGGTTTTGCACTCATTAATATATGTCTTGGTAACTTTATCTGGTTTTTTAGGTTCAAGAGTTTGTCTTAAAGGTTTAATTTCAACAACATACTTTTTGATTTCACCATTCTGATGTTTTATTTTTACAAAACCATCAGGATAATATCTATGAACTCTATTGTCTACAGGTGAAACATATGGTATGCTGAACTCTTCGGATGCATACTCCAAAACATTATCATTTCTATCGCACCATCTTAGGAAATGTAATTCCCAACTACTTCTATAAACAATATTATTAGCATCACCCAAATATTTTTCAGGATATTGGGGATGAAACCTTCCCTGATGGTACTTGGAATCACGAGGCATGTCTTATACATAGTAATAGTAGTCCAAATTTATTTATAGATGCCTGCTCCACGTCCTAATGCCATTAAGACATCGCACTTGAAGAGCAGAATTCTGAATATTGCTCAGACATCTGTATATCAAGTAAAGTTACAACCACCTCCATCAGTAAGTGCATTCCTGTCTTCTAGGGGATTTAATTATGGACTTGATGGTGAGAATATGGAATTGTTGTGCAGTGAAACATCACTTCCAGGAACATTTTTGAGAACTCATACTGTAGAGAATGATTATCATGGTGTCACTGAAAAGATGGCATATAGACGTGATTATGATGATACCTTGAATATGACTTTCTATGTTGATAGAGGTTATAAAGTCATAGAATTTTTTGAAGGATGGATAGATTTTATTGCTGGTCAATATAATCCTAGAGCATTTAAATCTAGAGTTGCAAATTATAGATTCAATTATCCAGATACATACAGATCTGATATTTTCATTAGCAAATTTGAAAAGGATGTTTATGGTCCATCATTAGGATACACATTCATTGGTGCATTCCCAGTTAATATTACATCTATGCCAGTGTCATATGATGGTAGTGAGTTGCTAAAATGCAATGTTGGTATCTCATACATCAGATATATTAGAGATACTGGAGCAGTATTTCCACTTGATAGTGTTCCTGATATAAACCTTCAAGGATTGTTTAATGGTGGTCCTGGACCAGTGTATCAATCTGCAGGAGCAGGGCAAGATCAAGGTGTCACTAGAAGGTATCCTAGAGTTGGATATGATAGACCTGGTGCAAGACCATCATCTTTAAGTGGAGTTAGTGATCCCAGAGGTTCATACTACAGTGATAATGGTACAGTGAAACTCATTAGATCTAGTGGGGCATCAATTACCAATCCACAAACACCTGGATTCGGAAATGCTTAATAAATAGCATTATCTGAAATCATTATTAGGATATTATGCCTTTACCAAAGATTGCTACCCCAACATATGAGTTGGTATTGCCTTCTACAAAAAAACCAATTAAATATAGACCTTTTCTTGTAAAAGAAGAAAAACTGTTAGTTCTTGCACTTGAAAGTGAAGATACTAAGCAAATCACTACAGCAATCAAGACTGTTCTGAAAAACTGCATTGAGACCAAGGGTGTTAAAGTAGAAGAACTCCCTACTTTTGATATTGAATACCTCTTCCTCAACATCAGAGGTAAATCAGTTGGTGAAGAAGTAGAAGTTAATATTATTGCACCTGATGATGGAGAAACTGAAATCCCCATTAAGATCTCCATTGATGAAATCCAGGTGACAGAAAATGAGGGACATGATAAGAGAATTAAACTTTCTGATGATTTGATGATGGAAATGAAGTATCCATCATTGAATCAATTCATTCAGAATAATTTTGATCTCAGTGGATCTTCAAACATGGATCAATCATTTGAATTGATTGCATCTTGTATTGATAAGATCTACAGTGAAGAAGAAGTTTGGTCAACTGCTGATGTCACTAAAAAAGAAGTGATTGAATTCCTTGAGCAGATGAACTCCATTCAATTCAAAGCAATTGAAAAATTCTTTGAAACCATGCCAAAACTTTCTTACGAGATTGAAGTCACTAATCCAAAAACTAAAGTTAATAGCACTATAGTTCTGGAGGGATTATCCAGTTTTTTCGCATAGGCATGGTCCACATGGACCTAGAGAGTTACTTTAAACTCAACTTCGCCTTGATGCAGTATCATAAATACTCATTGACTGAGATAGAAAACATGAT